GATTTATTTTCAGTAATTGAAAATATATCTTCATTATCCATACTTAAAACAAACGCAGAACTTTTAGCGACCCAATTATCAGAATTACTTACTTCAGCAGAACCAGAACCAACCTTAGTCGTACGAACTCCAGATTTTTGATCTGCTGGTTGGTTTACGAAAGAATATTCTTTAAAGGAGATGTCTTGCATATCGATATATGCTAATTTGCCTTTGTAAACTTGACCCCGTTTAAACTTTGCAGGCTGTGGTCTTCCGGATGCATCTTCGCGAGCTAGATCATTTCCTGTTATTGAACAGACCGCTTTGCCAGCTCTACCACCAACAGATCCTGTTAGATATCTTTTATCTAAAACTTTTTGTGCAGCGACTGGATCTGTTATTGCGATTTGCAAACGTACATACATCGATCCATCATTTTCCTTATCCATCTTTGCAGCGATAACACGACCCATTGGCTCAGTGTTCATATCATGATTTAATATAATTGGCTTTGGATATGGCTCAACCCAAGACTGCAGCGCCTTCTCTAACTCTTCAGCTGAATAGTTGTTGTAATTAGAAGTTAATCCCTCATGTATTGCTGCCACTTCAATGATCAGACCATGTTTGGAATTAAAGGATTCAGAAAAATTTAAGTCCATTTTACTGAAATCGGGCATTTGGATTGTAAAGTTTTCTACAAAATCAAAAGACATTTTGTTTTCCTTTATAAAGTAATTCTCTTTTAATAGTAAGTTTATTTTTATGACATTGAACAAATTTATATGAATTTATCAAACCTTAAATAGTTTTATACTAATTCATACTCCTTTAATCTATTGTCTCCATTTTTTAAAAAATCTGAATACATAATTGGCGACATTATATGAGGGGCATACAGGTATGAGGCGGAAAATAAATTATAATTTTTCTGCTTACAATTTAATGACCAACCAACATCTTCGCCCTGTTCATGAATATTATATCTCACATTTTTATAAACATTTTTACTCATCATTTTTGCTGCCATAATAATATCAGATTGAAAGTACGTACCGAGTGGGTAATGTTCTTTTCTATAAGCTTTTCCTGGCACATCGTCTCTCCAAGTCATAACGCTTGGAAACTGTTTGCCCATTGGTGTCATAAACATTAATGGACTAACAGCATCGGCGCCTTGTTTTATGTGCGCTATTAATAATTCTAATGTGTTGGGATTTTCTATTAAAATATCAGAGTCTAAACTGAAATAATATTCTGGTTCTATTTCTGTAACTCTATCCAAAATATGATTTCTAAGTTTTGACATATTTTCATATTTTGAAATTGTCCACTGTCGTCCATTATTTTGATGTTCAAAATGAGGAGTATCATCTCTAATAACTATCTCAAAATGAGCTATACTTTTATCATATTTTCTCCAAGTATCTAAAATACTTAGTGTTTTATCATCACTTGATGAAGTTTCAAAGATAAAGCCAATCTCTTCAGTCGAAACTGATTGACTCTTAACACATTTAATCCAGTGATTCAATATCCAATCTCTTTTATAGATTGGACAACCAATAATTAATTTCATACCTTTACTTTATCTTCAGTCTTTTCTTTGGTTACTTTTATTTCCTGCTTAGTCTCCAAATCTATATCAACTTGTTCTTTAGAAACTGTCAAAGTGGGTTCAACTTTAACTGGAGAAAGTTCTTCTATTCTACATTCTAACTCTTCTATTTTTTCAACTAAAGTATTGACAATGTCAACTAAAACTTGTAAAGATAGTCTTGTCTGACCATTTGCTACGGTCATATTAAATGCTTCTACTGCATCATCTGTTCTAGCATAAGACTTTAGGGCCTCAGTGGTAATTTCAATATCAAAAGACATTATTTATCGCTTTCCTTCTTTTCATCAATGTAGACTATATTATAGTCCTTTTCTAAAAGATTTTCAATTACAGATAGAGATTCTAGATCTGATCTTCTAATATTTGGAGAATTATTTCTCCCCTGCTGATTTGCTGGACGTGTTGCATTACCAACCCCACGTCTATTACTTTTTAGATTTCTTTGTCCTTGTGCGGCAGGTGCTTGCTTATCACCATCTTTTACAACATCTTTCATTTGAGATTTAGCTACTATATCTGCTTGATTTTTTGCTATATCCATTTGGACATCAGCCTGTATGCTAGCAAAGAAGTCGTCAATTTCATATTCTGGATCTATACCCAATTCAATTCTAGCCTCAGTAAGTCCAATTATATTATTTACATATTTTTGAATTATATGAGTTTCTTTTTTAACTTGAGTATCGACGTCTATCTCGTTAAATTTAAAATAACATCTATCAGATATTCCATCTTCCATTGGATTAGTTATTGGGTCGAAACCACCCTCAAGCAATAATTCGTTGAATATATTAACTCTTACCATTTCTGCAAAGAGTTTTTGATACTGCTTTATCTTATCGTATAAGGCTGTATCTAAACGATCTGTAACAGATCTATTGCCGCCGTTCATCATCATTCCTAAATGATGTGGGGCTACACCTAAACCAACTGCAACTCTCTCTTTAAAGTGCTCCAAGTACTTTGACGCATCTAGTCCCGCATTACCGGAATTAACAACGTCAATATCATGTCTATGCGGAATTATTAGGCCACCTTCTGCTCGCATATTTTCTATCTCACTAGCAGCTTTATCAATTTCATCTGGTTCAGCTGGTTGTTCTGGTGTACCAATTTTATATTTATACAATGGAAATAATTCTCTATGAACAAGATTTTGAATATCTTCTTCCATTTGTCGTAAAGCTATAATATCATCAAGTACTGAGCTTAAAAATGGTGTACCAAAAGCTCGACCAGTTTTTCTATCAATGTGCATGTGCACTACTCTGTCAGCTGTCCAAACTGGATCTCTTTCAGTTGGTGAATAGGTTAGCGGATCTGTTGCTTGCTGATAAGACTTTGGCCTATTAAACTTGTCTCTTAAAATTCTAACTTGTTCAGTTGGAATTAAATAATATCCAACAACAGGCTGACCACCATTCATTGAGTTTAATGTTCGTGGAAAATAGTCAGAAATATCACCCCTAGCCTTAACTATGAAGGCATTTGCGTATTTAAATAGCTGGTCTGATATTTCAGTTAAGAAATCTAAAAATGGCCTTTTCATTGCCATTTCCATAAAATCTATTCTTTCATAGAGATATGCTACAGCCTCTGGATTCTCTCCAGCAATTTTCCAGCCCTCTTTCCAAAAGAGTTCCTTGTATTTAAATAAAGCTTGTTTAACATAGGAGTCGGTATCGGATGCCTGCATAATACGATCAAAGTCATAAGGTGCAGGTTCAAAAGTTGCTCTTGTATTGTAATAATATGTAGTACCCTGAAAACCAAGTGCTAACGCAGCAACTTTCATTACCTTGCTTATGGATTTAATCTCCTCAGAATCAAGAGCCTTAGCTACAACATTGTTAGAGGATTGATTTATTTGCCTGAACGGCAAAAAGTCTAATACGGCCATTTTTTCTCCAAATTAAAAAGTCTAACAAAATAGTACTTAATTTAGCCAGTTTTTATAACTAGTTGTTTTGCTGTAAGTTGCCCTTTTCAAAGGCGTTCTTAATAACTAAGTCTTTTACTGACTCCAGCCAAAATACTGTTTCTGCTTCATTAAAATCACTTCTATATTGAAGATTAGCGTCTGAAATTTTAATTTCAATTACAAATTCTTTAGCTTCTACTGGAACAGTTGCTTTAGTTTCTTCTATTGTTTCTTCTGACATTTTATTTACCTCATTCAAAATTATCTAATTGTTTTTTATCTTCTTGCTTTTTATTTTGTTTTGTAGCTCTAACGACTTCCATCATTTTTTCCATTTCACCTTTTAATTGTTTAATTGTAGCTTCTTTTATAACAACTTCTGTTATAAGTGAAGCTAATCTTTCATTAAAGGTTTGAACTAAAATATTTACATCTAAATCATTCATATTTTTACTCTTTTCTATTTATACATTATAGCATCTGATTTACTTTATCATCAACAAATTGCCATATTTTTTTTTGCTCATTCCAGGAATATAAATAATATTTTTTATTTTTTATCCATTTTTTAGATATTTTATCCCAAACAAATTTAGTTTCTGGTTGAATTGGATGAGGTATTGGTGCTTGCCACTTATTTTCGATAGAATTCCATATCCATGAATCATATGGTTTATTCCTTGGATCGGTGTATATATTATTCTTTACATTTTTCTTTTGGTAAATATTTATCTTTCCACTTACATTCTTCCTACAGCGATATATCCAAGACGTACTTTCGATAGCTTCTTTAACTTCTTTGTAAGATAGTTCTTGTATTTGTGTTGCTTTTTTATAATTTTCACTTAAAAGATTTAATGGAGTATTTTGATTAATATACGCAAAAAAATATATATAGTTTGTCTGTTTATCTGTTTCGGAAAAAAATGGAGATATATCCATAACTTCTAATAACAGTTGTTCCCAATTTTCAAGAACATAATCATATAATGGTTTTGATAATATTTTTATATATCTCATATTTTACTCTAAAACATTGTGACTATAAGAAATTTGAACTTCATATATCGTTGCATAATAACCATAAGCTGTTGCAATTCTTGGAACTGATAAGGCCACATTAAAATAACTTTGCCCTAGGTAAGCGTCGTATAAGGGGGTAATTTGACTTGGTATTGAAAAATCTTTTGTCTCGTCAGCGGTGAATGCTAGTGAACCCAAACTTGTTCCATTTATTGATGCAGTAATTGTTCTAGCCTGACCTCCATTTTTAATTCTTAAATGATTTGATCCACTAATCATTCTTGAATTTGTGTAGGTACTTTTTGGCTGAAATAAAACATTTAAAGTTTCTGATCCAGCGCCTTTTGGGGTATAAGTTTTATAATATCTAGTTAATGTACCATTAACTAGTCTTGCATTTGGAAATGCAGTTCCAGAATCTGAGAACGCAATATTTGTAATATTTCCATCAGAGTTTGTTGTAACAGAAAAAGGTGCTTGTTTTGTTTTATTTGTACTAAATGAACCAATCTGCGCGTATGCATTAAGGAAAATAGTTGGATTAGCTTCGTTTCCTGTTAGAACTGCGGTACTTAAAAAAAATGTTTTTCTATAAAAAATAACACCTGGTTCTGGAGAATATGTATCAACTCCACCTATAGTCCTAGATCCATCTATATTTAAACCGCTAAAACCGCTTAATGTAACTGTAGTACCAGCTCCAAATGGAACATCTGATAGAAAGTACAAAGTTACAGCTCTTCCAAAACTTGTATTTCTAGTCCAAACTCTTACTGAAGTATATCTTACATTCGTAACTCCACTTAGCTGTGCTTCATCTGCTACTCCACCAGTAAAGGCTGTAGTTGGAGTTACCACCAATACACCAAGCCCTCGTGCTGCGTTTACTACTGTTCTTGCTTCTGAGTCATTAGTTATTGATGCCCAAGGATAGGATAACCATTGATCATCAAAGTTGTTATTTGATGCGTTTGATTTTGGCCAATCTGGTGTGAATTCAGAACTAGCTATTATTACACCAGATGAAAGATGATCAGTATTATTAGAGGAAACAAAACCAGTACTTTTTACCACTGTTTTTAAAGTTGTTATATTTGTGGAGTACGCACTCCAACCTGAATTTTTACTAATTGTAGAATATACTGTTCTTGCCCTACATCGATATGTTGTGCCCGATGTAAGATTTGCAAATGTTACCTGCTTAGCTTGATCGCTATCATTTGCTGTTAAATTAGTACTATTTTCACTTGCGACATAATACCAAGTACTAAATATGTCTAATGCCTCTAATTCAAATTCAATATAAGTAGTGCTTGCATTAGTGCTATAGTTTGCATTTGATGTTGCTTCAAAGTTAAGTGCATTTTGGCCTCTACTAGTATTTGTGGGAGTAGTTGGAGTTGTAATTGTATAAGCTGATGTTGTTACAGTTACACTAACAGTTTCACTGCTTTCTATAAATGTTCCATCTTCTGCGTAAAAATTTGTATAACAATAGAAAGTGTAAGATGTATTATCTGTTAGTCCTGAAAAAGTAAATGTTTGATCGATGCTACTACTAGTCGGTGAATTTTCTGCGAGGGGAAAAGCTTGCACTGTTCCTAAATCAGTACCCCTGTAAACAATTACTCTTTTTCTTTCTGGATTTGAAGTTTGAACTCTTACTGTTACTGAGGTAAATGTTTTAGAGGATGAAGTTATAGTTGGATTAGTTGCTCCACTAAATCTTTGATAAAATGTAGTCCAATCATTTGCTCCTGCACCTGTTTTAATTTCGCCTTTATTAACATTAACCCAATCATTTGCTCCTGCACCTGTTTTAATTTGTGGATTAGTTACAGTTGACCAATCATTAGCTCCAGCGCCTGTTTTAATTTGTATAGTCATAATAAATCCTACGATAGATATATGTCACCAATGGCACCACCGTTTGGTCTACCGCCACCATACTGGATATTTCTTATAAACATAGATTGCAATCCTCCACCTGAACTTGAAGTTCCTGAACCATAACCACCTATAAGTGGGGTTATAATCCTTGAAGAAAACCATGCCCAACCACCAGGTGCAATTGCGCTCAAAGAAGATCCAGAACCATTGTATAAAGCTCCACTTAATGCACCACTCCCATTCTGATCTACAATTCCTATATTCCATCCACCTAGTGTGCCCGATGCTGCAGTTATTGTTCCGGTAAAAGATGCTATGCCATCTGATCCTATTGAAACAGTATTGGTACCTGAAGAATTATATGCTTTTATTCCTGTTGAATTTATTTGTAATCTTGCTCCACTCGATCCAGTCTGAACATTTACAACACCTAGATTAATTGTTCCAGTAGTAATGACTCCACCACTAATTGCAGTTACGTTAGAGTTTACTTGTCCGCCAGTAATTAAACTTGTTGCTGCATTGCCGCCAATAGTTAAAGTATTTCCATTCCAACTCAATTGATCTTTTAATGAAAATTGACCAGCGTTGTCAACATAAAATGCTGTGTTCGCATTATTAAAAGTTCCTGTTCCAATATACATTTTTGTAGGACTTATAGTTAGTCCTGCAATTGATCCACCAGTAATTGCATCACCATTATCAAATGTCCCAGGAGTTGTTCCATCTGCAAACTGCAAAGTCCCTCTTATAGATAGAGCTGTACCATTCCATGAAACAAAATTAGTTGCATTTCCAGTTCTGAACTGTCCGTTGGTGTACCAATAGTTGAATCCTCCAGAGCCCAGTGTCATTCCACCTGCACCAGAATTGATGGCGCCATTAATATTTAACAGGTTTCCGCCTGAACCCACACTAATACTATCTGCAGCTAAGTTTGCTTGGACCTGAACATCAGATCCAATTGTTATACTTTCATTATCGTAAGTAATTCCATTTGGCCCACCTAAACTAAAATGACCATCTCCTCTAATCTGCCAACCTTGTGTACCTGAAGTGTCTAGATAAGTGGTTGATTGAATAATAGAGTTTGCTCCATTAAGATTGATAGTATGAGCCCCAATTGTACCAGCAGTTAATTTTGAAACGGTTAAAGATCCAATATACTGATTATCGATTAAAGGTGTATGCGGGTCAGTCTCAGTCAATGGAGTCCATGGACCAACATTTCCTGAAGTATCAATAGCCCTAACTCTACCCCAATATGGCCATAAACCTTCACCATCTTCTTCTAACCTTAAGTTAGTAACACGTACGGTAAAGACATTGGCGTCTGCAAAACCTGTTAGTGGACCATCCTCATCAGACATGTCTTCATTTTCATATAATTGATATTCATATCCATCTATATCTAGATTTTCACTGTAATCAAAGACAAACATTACATTCTCTAATCCAGAATATATTTTAAGACTTGTTAATGCGTCTGGTATAGTTGAATCTGCTGGAACTTCAAATCTAATCGTATCCGTATAGCCAGATAGCACATTGAGATCTGCGTTCTTAGATCTTACACTTAATAGATATTGTCTACCCGGTTTTAAGTTTTCTAATTTATTTTTTAATATAACCATTATCTAACTCCGCCAAAAACGACAAATGAAGTATTTTCTGTTATTTGTTCCGTATCTGTTTCTAAGTATAAATTATATGTAAATGAATATGAATTTATTTTAACTATATTGTTAGATGACAAAATATTCTTATCATCTAATACTTGCAATTCTAAATTATAGTCTCTTAATTCTAAATTATTTTTTTGAAATAAAATTTGATTTGATAGGTTATTGCTTGAGTAGCAATCTATAACTTGCCAGTCTTGAACTAAAGTTGGACCCTCTGAGTTTTGTCCTTGTAGGGAAAAGATTCTTAATTTAAATTTTCCAAAATTAGAACCTTTATCACCATAAATATATATATTTGGACCAGTAAATGTTAATGTTAAAAAAGATGAAGAGTTTTTAGAAACTCCATTTTCCCATTCTGAATTAAAAGAAAAGTTATAGAAAGAATTTGAACTAAGATTTACATCAAAAGATGATAAATCTACTTGCGAATAACTACAATGATATTCACCTAGAGATTCTGTAGTTAATTGGTACGATGTTTTACTTCCATTATTTATAGATTTAATATATCTTAAACCTGGAGTTTTATAGTACATTGCGTACTGTTTTACTACATTTACTCCAGATTCGTGTTGTTCCGCTATTTGAAAATATAATATATTATTATAAATAATACTTTTAACTGGTTTAAAATCATTTTCATTTGTTGTACTTTCATAAACAACTAAGTAAGAAGATTCATCTACTACATTTTCTAAAGAAGAATTTAAATATTTATTTATTTCCAAATCCTGAACACTAATAAAAGCCCATGTCCCAGATAGTATTGTATCTAGGGGTTTAAAATTTTTTATAGCTCTTTTTAGATATGGATATTTATAGTTAATATTTTCAATAGAAGAGTTAGTTATTTCAGAAGATTTTAAATATTTAAACCAAGTCATATTAATCAATTTCCGTATATATTATTTCATATTCATAGTTTCCAACAGCCAAATCATCAATTTCTATTGAAACAATCACGTCACAAACAGGAACTCTCCCATTAATTATATCAGATTGAAATCCATCAATAGTTACAGAAATTGGTTTAATAACAGTCCTAGATGAGCTAGAGTAGGAATTTCTTACTGTATCATAATCAATATCTGTTGACTTTATACGTTGTGATCCATCTGCTCCATTATGTGCATGGGTGCTGATATCTACGCCATCAATCCTTACCCCATCTATAACATCAATATTTCCAATTATTATTCCACCATCTCTTAATAGATATTGTGGATGATCATCATTCAAAAGTCCATGTAATTCAGAATGATTGGATGTAAAGTTGTTATTTCTATTATCATTAATTATGATTGATTTAAATAATTCACTATATCTATCTTTTGTCACATCTTTTAAAACTTTTTTCTTTTTAACTGCAATATTTGCTAGTTGCGCTATATAGTTTGCATACTTTCTTTTTTCGTGGATTAATGTAAAAGCTGCATCTATTCTTCTATTTAAGAGACTGAATCTTTCTATGACATCTGCGTGTACTGATGTAAAGTTTCCTTTAATAGAATTTGTTGCAACAATTAATTCTGACACAAGCACAGATTCTCTTGGTAGAAATTTTTCATATAAATAATCAAACTCTAATGGGTTAGATATCTGATTAAATACTGTCAACGATGCGTGAATAAATCTTTTATAGAAACTTTCTGCTTGATCAAAAGATTCTCTATATGATGTATCAATAAGGTCATTTACTTCTTTATTAATAGCATTTAATCTAATCGCAAAAAAAGCTTGGAATTCAGCGGCTTGTTTTTGAGAGATTTTATCCAATTCGGCTGTTGGAATTTCTCCTGAGCTTGATAAGAAGGTTTTCTGAATCCTGCCCGAATAGTGTAGGGCCGTTTTTGCCCACGCTTCATAGTGTAATGCGATTTGTTTTTGTGCATCGTTTTCGTAATCCTCTCCAAAATCACTTGCCAATGACTCCCTAATGTATGATAATTCATTTAATAATGTGTTTAATATTTTTCTAAATTGATATATATATGAGAATGTTTGCTGAGCTATTGCTTCCTCAAATTCATATATAAACTTTCTACATACAGTAGATTTATATCTTTCTGCAAAAATATATTGATCAAAACATATATAATTTGGAATAGAAGACTTGTATACTAAGTCGTCAACAATTGTTGGAAAATCTTCTAAATTTGTATCATCAATAATAGTTGGAAAATCTTCTAGATTATCTTCGTCAGTTGCTCTTTTGCTTTTTTCTGGATCTGAATCAAATATTGGAAGTATTTTATATATTTGATCTTCTTCAATAACTGGTATCGAAATATTGTTTGGTTTTTCTGGTAGATTTAAATACTTGCATGCCTCTTGCCATACTTTGAAATGAACTTGCTCTAGATCGCTATCAAAGTAGGGGTCTACAAAAATTTTTCTTAAAATATTTCTTTCTATATTTAATTTTAATTCAAAAATAGCTAATTCTGTAGAGCTGACACTTTCTCGAACGTATGAAAGTGGAATCGAATATACTTCTTGTATAGCTCCAGATGATCCAGTTGGTACTCTTCCAAAAGAGCTGCTGTTATTAGATGCCTCATTTGTTGGTTGAGTATAAATTGGGTCAGCGAATTTATAATCGCCATACAATTCTTTTGTGTTTATATTTGACATATCAGTCATAGTAATCCTTAAAACATCCTGCGATTAATACTATTAGTACTAGATTTTTTGGCAGATCTTCTACTACTCATAGCAGCTACTCTACCAGATAGATATGATTTTGAAGATTCTTCATCTTCTTTACTATTTTTTGGTATAAAGAAATCATTAGAAAATGTTTCTACTTTTGTAACAGAGCTTATCTTGGCAAACTCTCCATAATTTTGAGTTATTGCTAATAAAGCTAGCATTAGTGCGTCGTGTGCGTGATCGACAGCTGAACCACCAGCCTCAAATACTGGTCTTCCAGTAGAGGTCATTCTTATAACTACATATGATATTAATTGTAGATACATTTCTTCATCATGTTCAGAAAAAAGTACTTGTTCTCTTTCAAGAAATTGTCTAAGATTGTCAACCATATATGGTTTTATTTCTTTTTTAATCATTAACTTTGTATAAGGATCTCTTACCTCTATGCTTTCACCAAAGCCAATTCCTTTTACTCTTTCTTTAAGTTTTGAAGAAGGATTTTCTACTCCATGCTTACGTAAAAGTTCTACTTGAACTTCTCCATAACCTCTGTCAACATAAATATGCTTAGGATTAAATATTTGATTTAATTCAATAATTCTATCTACTGCTTTAGTCAAAGTGTATTCAGATTTATCTATTTCCTCACGATAACAAAGTCTTACTTTATCTCTAAATCTTTCATCTTCATAATTATCTGAACAAACTTCAAGAACAACTATATTTGTTCCCGCTCCATATTTATCCCAGTCAACACCTATTGTATGAAAAGATCTTGCTGAAGTTAATTCTGGAGAGTATGTCCAAGATGGAGATATAAAAGCTTTATCAATAAATTTTCTTGGATATACGCCTTCAGAATCTTCTCCCCAATCTGCCTCAATTTCATGTCTATAGCCAGAACTTGAATACTGCTCCCTAAATTCTTCTTCTTGCTCTTTACTAAAGAATGGATTACAGTATGATGGAAACCAAAACTCTTTAAATCTTTTACTATTGCACCATTCCCAAAATCTTTCTCTTCTGCCTGTTGGCGTAGACGCTCCAATCAAAACCTTATCCGGTTGATCTTCAGCGGTTTTTTGCAACATTGCATAAAGGGCATCTAGGTCATCTGCGTGCATGTAGTCCATTTCGTCAAGAATAATTAAATGAGCTTCTTGACCACGAGCTACGTCTGACTTGCCACCACTTCGCATTCCTGAAGTGAAGAATCTAATAGTTGATCCATTAGTAAATTGAATCATAAACTGTGGACTGGTAATTTTTCTAGTTATAGAATTCATAACGACTTCATTTTTAGAAGCTATTCTTAGTATCTCTTGATAAATTAATTCTACTTGGGTTTTCATTGGCGCAATAACTAATGATCTACCATCTTTTCTAGTGTAACTATAATGCAGCAGCTGAACTGCTAGACTAAATGTTTTACCTAGACGACGACCAGCTCTTAGAACTTTTCTTAATGATGGATCACGTAAAATTAATATTTGATATACTCTTAAATCAGCTTGTAAAAATTGTTTAGCCCAAACAACTACATCTTTGGCAATATGAAGCTGTCTTTGTTGTTCTGCGCCAATTCCAGCAGCAAGAAGGTCTTGATCTATTTCAAATGGTTCATCAACTAAAAGTGCTAATTCTTTATTAGACATTTTCCTTTCTATAACTGGTGTTCCATCGTTCCAGTTAAGATGAGAAAGTTTATTTTCAAAAACCCATTCAATTCTATTTATTTGTTTAATTAGATCTGGATCTTGGGCGCGAATTATCTCTAAAAGATCTTCTCTCGGAAGGACTTCCAGTGCTTTTCTAAATTCTTGAGTTCTACTATAAATTCCCATAATCACCCATAGTGTGCTGCCATCATTGCAGCTTCTGATCCTAGCATACTTCTTGCATTCAGTCTAGAGTTTTGGATTGCCATGACACCTCTTGCCCTAGAGGTTGCTGCAGCTTCAGTATCTCTGTATCCCATTCCAAATAATGGTTTATTTATGCTACCCTGCAGAGATTTATTAGCGTCTTTTGCTAAATTAATTCCACTCTTTATTACTTCACCAGCCACCTGACCTAAGTCGTAAACTAGAGAAGCCATCATAACAAGGTTTATGCCAGGTAGTGCCATACCTAAAGCCCTCGCGCCCAATACCTTTGCGCCTGCTTTAGTTTTAGCTGCTTGCATAACGCCTTTTTTACCTAATGTTTTAAAAACACCTTTTTCTAGAGCTACTTCCGCTGCTTCAGCTCCAGCTTTTGAACCAACTTTAATACCAGCCTGTTCTAGTCCGGCACCGAATGTGTGAATAGCAGCTTGAGATCCAGCTAAGGCTTCACCAAACAAACCTTTTACTAATGCTCCCTCAGCAACTGCTGCCTGATAGCCTACCCTATTAAGTACTGCTCCACTAGCATCTCTCATAAGCATAGATTTACCTAGAGCTCCGCGGAAATATCCTGCAGCATACCTTGTTCCAGCACCAGCCATTGATGATGCCATCATATTGCCTCTTATGCCAACTTGGTCTGCTGCCCCTCCACCAATCATCATTCTACTAGCGGCAGCTTCGTTATACGCACTTCCCATTGGAGTTACTCTAAATTTATTTTGATCAAAATATGCCTGTGCGCCGAGGCCGCCTCTTTCCAAGTTCGTCATATTTAATGCTTGGTTATATGTCAGACCGGAGGTTCCCCCATATGAAATTCTACTTGCGTGAAACGCTGGATTATTTATCTGAGATAAAGATTCAATAGTCTTATCCATTGTTGCTAATTTTCTCATTGCTCTCTTACTACCTTTAAGAGCCTTTGTTTCCAATACATCTGCCTTTCTTCCAGCAGAAATAAATGACATTAAGCCTGGACCAAATATTGACTGATTTGAAGCTAATATAGATTCTGGAGTAGTGCCCTTAACTAATTGATCAAGACCAAATCTTTTAGTAAAAAATGTTTTTGCTCTTTCTGTCCTACCTACCATGGTAGCTAATGCAAATGGACTATATGCTCCAGCACTTTGATCTGCAAAGGCAGAAGCTGAATGATATCTACCTAATGCTTTAGGGTTAGCTGTTAAATAGTTTACTCGTGTACCACGAAATTGAAAATTGCTTGAACCGGTTAAACTTCCTCCAAAGCCACCAACTGCAGCTGCAGCAGATTTAGCTTCAGCTCTTCTCATTAACCTTGTATTCTGAGTTGATCTTCTAAGTAGACCTCTCTTTTGATTATATCCACCTACGTAGTTTCCTGCTGATGGTGCAACTAGTTGTGAAGAACTATCAAAAACTCTGAATTTACTTTGCAGTCTTGCAGCACGTCTACCAGCCCTTCCTCCAACGTTAGGGTCAAGAAAATCATATCTTCCACCCTTAATCAGAGTATTTGCACCGCGATAATTCATATATCCAGCAGCGCCTATTATGCCTGGACTTTGATCCACCATTCTAGAAGCTAGTGCAACATCTCTGTCTTCTATTCCAGCTACTCCTGTTGTAGCTTGAAATATATCTGATCTCAATTCAGCCATTAGTATCCTCTTCTTGAATTATGCATTCCTAGCACTATGTCGCCAGTTGCATTTAATGCTGATGCCTGTGTATTACCTAGGGGAGAATATGGTGACTGACTAAAAAACTCTCTGTTTTGTCTCATGTAACCTAATGGTGCTGCTGCAGCAGAAGATCCACCAGCTATGCCTCCAGCTAACATGCCTAATGTTGCACCTAAAGCTCCACCTTTAAATCCCTTTTTAGCACCACCTATTGCTCCACCCAAAAGCGCTCCAGTTAGAGAACCGCCAATACCAGATGCCATTGGACTTGGAGCTACTGGATTAATCATATAATTTTGTAAAGGATCAGTACTTTGAATTGCACTACCAAGAATTCCTCCAGTAGCTTGTCCAACTAAAGTCCTTGCAGATAAATCCATTCCTGTAAAATATCTATCTGCATTTTCGTCGCCAAATGCGCCTTCCATTGCAAAATCCACGGCTTCAGGCCCTGCTGCATTTGCCATGCCTAGTACTCCAGCGCCTATCATTACTGCAGCTGCTCCTGTAGTGCTGTTTCCAAAATTAGCTGCTCTCCTACCCATAAACTGTCCGGTAGATTTAATTGCTTTTTTTCCATACTTTAACAGTGGCATTACATGGCTCCTCTAAATAGGTGATTGTCTTTTCTTGATCCCATTCTTGTGTGTCCTATTTTTGCTCTATCTAAATTTCCAACAACTCCAGCTGTTGATAATGGATCTCTTCGAAGTGAGTTTAAACTCATTTTTGGTGGCGCCATTTTTGATTCCATATTTGAATCATATTGACGAGCAGCCTCTGTTGGTTGAGATTGAAGAGTTTCGTCGTATAATTGTCTTTCTCTATGCTTCTTAGATATATAGTAACCAATTCCAGTTAATGCTAATCCAGCTAAAGCTATACCAACTTTTGGTTTGTGAAAATTATAAAAGTCAAGCATTTTATTTGCTTCTTTTCCGGCTTTTGCTCGGTTTAATCTTCCAATTAAAAGTCTTTTATTGCCCGGAGACTCATTTATTTTTTCCGTTAAAATATTAGCTACTTGTATGGCGTTAGATGTTTGTTTGCCATTTGGATCTGTCACTACTCGAGTAGCCTGTGCTGCTGCCGTCTTTGCAGAATCAACTGCACTAGTAGTTTTCTTACTTACTTGAGGTCCTACTGCAAAAAAGTCTTCTTGAAGTCCAGATTTTAGTACTGTGCCTTTTCTTTCTTGTAAGAATACGTCGGTTCCGGTTTCCATTCCAGTTCTTTGTAATCCTGCCTCTAGAGCTTGTGCTGCTTCTCCCCTGGCGCCGCCAATAATTAACCCCCCACCTTCATCAAGAAGTGATCTTTCTATTGCCTCAAGAGCTTCTTGTTTTTTTATTCCACCTTCACTAGCTATTCTTGATAGACCAGTTACCTGAGTTCTTACTGACTGATCAAGATCTTGCAAATCTTTATCCATTATGGACGCAACTTCGTCTCCATCTGACATAATATTAAATATTTCTTCTGCCAATCTTTTAGAACCATCTTTACCTAATTGACTATTAGCATCCCATACTACGTTCGCGACTAGGCCATTTTTTTGTGTATCGGCAAAAGATAAACTGACTTCCATTCCATCTGTAGTTATACCCATAGCAGAACTTACCCTTTCTAGAGCTTGTTCTGCTATTAATTTTGGTAGTTGCATCTTTGATATATTAGTTTCTTCTACACCAAAGTCTAATATTCTTGCAGTTTGAGAAGCTTCATAAACCTGAATACCAAGAGCAGAAGTTAATTTTGGCGTAGCCGTAAAAGCGATGTCTGACAATTCGTATCCCGCTCTAGCTCCAGCAATGTTCGCAGCTTTTGCTATACCAGTAGTTGCTTCTGCAGCAACGCTTGAAAATACTCTATCAGTCATTGACATATATGCGAATGGATCGCCTATTGCAGCAAAGTTTTTAGCTATTCCTTTAGCTACGTCTAATCCATAATTAGCCATTCCGGCTTCAAATGGAGAGCCTAAGACATCTTGACCAGCTGCATAGCGCATTTGATCTACAGGATCTAGACCAGAACCTAACTCTTTAAATACACTAGAAAATGCATCTATTATCTGCATGTCCGTTGCCTTAGTTGCCTTACCAATTTTTAATGCACCGATGTGTTCAAGTTCATTTACCGCTGAAGCTTGAGAATAATTCCATCCTGTACCAATTATGGATGACGCTTCTAAATTAATTTTCTGTACTACGCCACCAATATTTATTGGTGTTACTGCGCCTTGATCTCCAGATCTAGCCATTCTTAATACATCTTCAATCATAGAAGAAGCTTCTGAATCTCCAACTTTTGTAAATGTGAATTGATTAGCTGCTTGTTGTCCAGTTTGATTGATATTATTTAAGAGATAATATCCCTCACCTTGGAATTTTTGAGAAGGCATCATTGTAGTTTCAAGATCTGTAGGTTGTGATATGTATGAAAGTATGCCTGGACCAACTTTGCCAGAATATTTATTTGCTAGCTGATCGCTAATGCTAAGTGTAACTTTTTTTGGATCAACATTTTTAAAGACAGTATCAGACATATGCTGTACATCAGCGATTGTTGTTGTTGGGGTAATTGCTTGAGACTGAAATATTTTAGCTCTAGCAAATCTACCAAAATCATTAATAGGCTCTTGGGCTAATTGAGATATTTTTAATTTATCTTCATGTATATATTTAGCTATATATGACTGCAGTAATGTGTCAACTTTTGCTACGTGAGAACCTTTTTGAATATCCTTGAATAATTCAGCTGCTTTTCCTTCATTTTCTATTAATTCAAATAAATTTGTATTTAATGCGATATTTTCTACGCTAGCGTATGCAGCTGATCCACCCTTATGTACTGTGGATAAAATCTCTTGCGAGTATAAAGATGTAACATATTGATTTGATTTCTGTATTACATTTGTAGCTGTAGAACTTTGTATTATCTGTTCTACTTGATTCTGCAGATAGCTTCTTGCTTCACCTAATGTATCGACTAAATAGTTTCCTTTATCTATTTTTCTATACAATTGATTAAGTGCAGATTGAACACCTTTGTGTGATCCAAAGGCACTTTGTGCCTCTATTGTCTCTGTCATTTTTGTTATGTCGAATGATGCGTTATGTGCGACTAGCCTGTCTGCAGACAATAGCTCTTGTATGAATTTTTCTGCTTCATCTAAAAATTTTTTTCCACCATCAGCCATATCAATAGATGTTTTTCCATCATTTTCTATTTGTGCTAAAAATTTATTCATACTTACTAGACCGTTATTAGTGTCAGATACAGTCATACCTGATAACTGTTTTGATGCCATAAATAAGTTTCTAGTTTGACTAGAGTCTGGCGCAACTAATTTACCACTTGCGTCTACTGTCATCATAGAGGCTGACATTGATCTAACTTGAGATCCTTCAAAAACTCCAGTTGTTTCAACGTCAAAAGTAATTATTTTTTGACCAGCTGAAAGGGATCCAAAAATATTTCCTGATGGTTTTTGTGCAGATTCTTCAAACATTCTTTTTAGGGTTTTATGAGTTAGAATATTTGATCTAGAAATATTAATTGATTTCATTCCAACTCTACTTGGATTAAAGTTTATTATCATTGAATTTAGAATTTCTCTAGCTGGATGATATGGACCAGTTTGTTCTACCATGAATTTAAAGGCGCTTCTATACAAGTTACCTGATGGTAATTCTACAGCTGGAGCTCCAACTTTTTTCAAGAGTTGAGGTATTCTCAATACGTCATTTACATAGCTTTCATATAGTTCATCCGCAGTTTTTTTATTAAACATATTTAAATTCATAGAGCTTCTTCTTGCAAGAAGCCTTGCATTTACATTTTGATTTCCTCTAACTCTTAATTGGGTAGCCATTGCTTGTTCTGCTTTTTTTTGCCAATCTGACATTCTATTTAGAAAATCTTCAGGTGCTCCAAAAATATCAACTAAATCTTTATGAGCTATTGACCCTTGTTGGAAAAACAAATTGATTTTAGGACCAGGTTTTTCAAAAGCTTTAAGTCCACCTTTTGCAGTAATTAGACCCTGCGTCTGCAGTGCATTTATTAGCCTTTGCCTATTACTAGCCATTATCCACTATCTCTTCCTCTGTGTCGATAATTTCTATATAATCATCTTTATCGTAGGTTCCAAGCTTCTTTTTAATAAGCTTTTCTCTTTCAATTTCTATAGACTGAACTTTATGAATAATATCTGATATTGCTTGCGCGGTATCAAGTTGAGTTTGTCCAACTTTTGCTTTTGCTTCTCGAGTTGCTAGTAGTTGATTTCTTAAATCTTTTCTTCTTTTATGAAGCTTATCCTCTAATTCAACAGCTAAGTGCAGTTCTTTTTTAAGAATAGGATTTCCATCTTTGTCAATTCCAATAATATTTTCTTGAACAAAATGTTCCTTAGCCAGCAGTTTAGTTTTACGTATGTATTGAACTTCTTGATCAACAAGATCTCTAACCATAGAAACTTCAACTAGATTATCTGGGTGAACATCCAACTGCTCCATATATTCTGTTGTAAATTGTGCAACAATTGACATTTCAATTGGACATGGATTTCCTCTTGGCGCTAAATTTTCCTGATACAAAGGACATGTCGAAGCAAATATACATTTAGAGCCTTCGCAATTCATGGGAATTGATGAAAACATAGACGTTCTAGTTTTTTGTGGCCTTATTAAATTAACTGCTTGTTCCCTTTGTTCTGTGGACCAGCTTTCTGGAAAAAATAAATCTGGTCTTAGTGACTCAAATTCTTTTAAAAATTTTGTTTTTTCAATATTAGTCATTTAAATCTATCCATTCGGTACTGTAGGAGCTGTCGGAATAAAACTTTTGTATTGTAACACTTTTGCAATAGGAGCAGTAGTTGTCTCTGCATAAACAATCCAGTTTAAAGTCAAAATATTCACTGACTATTTCTGTTTGCTTATCACATCTAGGACAGTTCATCCAAAACTTTCATTAAACCTTTTTGAAGTTTGTCTGCCAATTCCGTGTTGCGTTGTGCGCCGTAAAAAATTCCAACTTCTTTAACCTCATCTGCTGTTAGATATGAGCAGACTCTATAACGAGCACCTTTGCATATGTCGCAGTACTGTTCTTGTTGCTCTGAGTGACACACGCATTTTTCTATGATGTCAAAAAATTCTAAGCTCTGTGCAATATCGAACCATTTTGATTTAAATAGCTTTTTTGTCTGCTCTTTATAGGCTCGCAATTTCTGTGGATCACTTGATAATAAAGTTCCCATATCCAAAGAGTGTTTCATCAATTCATTTACACTTTTGTATAAAAAATTAGCTAATTGAAAATCTCCATTTGAATCTATATATTTTTTCCAATCTTCCATTACATATCACATCTTTCATAAGTTTATGAGAATCTTCCTATACCTCTACCTGTTTGCGTTGGACCTCTATATGAAGTTCTAGATTCATTAGCGTTTGGTCTCATAGCAAATGGCGCTGCAACAAGTGGCGCTGCAACTGCAGCACGTCTACCAACTTGTCTAGCTCTTGTTTGATAGGCGGATTGAAAAGCTTTTGCTGCATCTTTTTTAGATGCCCCTTTTCCCGCTATTCCATACGCACTTCTATTTGAAAGGACATGTGATTTTATTTTAGATGGACTAGAAACCATTTGCCCTAGTGAGGCCATCATGCCTTTTGCTCCATATTTGCCAAACATTAAATCAACCTACCTTATTAGTACTTGTAAATTCCAGTTGGTCTGCCACCGGGCATCTTGTCTACACCTCTGCCAGACCTACCTCTACCCATGTAGCCAATGCCACCTAATGCCGCTGATCCGGCGACTATTGATCTACCTTTATGGGCCATCGCATAGCTTCCAACCCTTTTGCCTCCGGCAACCATTTTTGAGGTTAACTTTGCGTCTCTTGCTGCTTTCATTGGATTTATCATTTTTATTGTTCCTTTGATTTACTTCTTCTAATTGGTTTCTGAAAATCAAAAACAAAATTATCATTTAAATAATCTATATGAAATATAGTACCTTTTGGAAGGTTACTATACACAATTGTTTTAGCAATTGGTGTTTCGATTACATCTCTTCTAATCTGTGATATCCCTCTTGCGCCTTTGACAGTATCAATTCCCAGGTCAATTAAACCACTTATAACCCTATCGGTATAGGAAACGGATATTCCTTTTCTAGAAAGCTTATCTGCGATAACCGACATTTCTATTTCGGCAATCTTTTCACAGTCTTCTCTACTTAAATGATTAAATACAACTATTTTATCCACTCTATTTAAAAACTCAGGTCTAAAGTATTTATTAATTGCCTCATTAGTATTTTTCTCAACTATTGATCTGGTTGGAATTTCTTTAGTTCTTCTTTCAAAAATAACATTCCTATTAAAGCCAGGACCGGTTGAAATTAAATTATCTACTGTTTTATCATTACCAAGATTAGTTGTCATAATAATAATTGTATTTTTAAAATCTACTAATTCACCCTTGGAATCTGTAACAATTCCTTCATCAAAAATTCTTAAGAATGTATTCCAAATATCATTATGTGCCTTTTCTACTTCATCTATTAGAACAACTGAATATGGATTCTTTTTAATTTGATTAGTTAACTGGCCACCTTCATCATGACCAACATAACCTGGGGGTGATCCAATTAATTTTTGATTCTCATGCTTATGTTGAAATTCACCACAATCAATTCTAACCATGGGGGCATCACTGTCGAATAAATACTTATGCAATGTGTTTGCTAAGTGTGTTTTCCCTACTCCAGAAGATCCGGCAAATAAAAATGTACCTAAAGGTTTATTGAGATCATTTAGGTCAGCTTGAGATCTAGATAGCGCTGCGACAATTTCTTCTATTGCTTGATCTTGACCAATGACATTAGATTTTAAATAATCTTCTAATCCTAAAAACTTTTGTCGTGACATTTTTCTAGGCCTAACAATCTTAGTTTGCTTAGTTTTATTTGATTTGCTAGTTTCTCTTAAAAACTTTTTTACTTGATCTAGGTATTCGCTTTCGGGATATTGATCACTTGGAGTCACTGGAGCTGTTGAGTATGCAATGTTAATCCAGTAATCTAAATCTAGACCTGGGTTAAGCATGATGCATCCTGCGTAGATGGCCTCTAAAGCTCGCTCTGCTGCGATGCGAGACAATATCGCTAGTGATGAAGCCACATCGGTGTTTAAATTGAATACAACCAATTGTAGAACTTCTTTGCGCAAATCTTTATTTTTTTTATTTTTAATACTATCTAAAAATGCAGAGGTATCTTCAGTAGACAATATTTTAAATTTTACGTTTGCGTTTAATTCTGGTACAAAAATTTGATATATCTGCATAACGACCTTTCGGGCCTATATAAGTATATATTTATATATTAGTATTATATCTTAATATATAAGTATATAGTAAAGGGGGGAAGGGGGGAAGGGGGGATCATGGCTAGCTTATCACACGTGTCAAGTTGCACGCAAGCACATTACTCACAATCTTTGGTATAATCTTCTAATGAAGGATGATCTTCTACACATGGTCCAGCAACAGCCCAATACTTTAAAAGATCTATCGGCGCATGCATTCGCTTGCGTAATAAGTAAATTGCTAAATTAAGTTGTTCATTTGTTATTTGAGGTTTGCTCATAGCTACTCCTAAATGATATAATATTTGTTAACAATTATAGCATTTATGCTGGTCCTTCACCGGGACGTAACAATCGCAAAGGATTATAACTAAAATGGAAAACGAAATGGCACAAGATTCTGAACAAGAAGTCATCTTGCCAAAGATGAAACAGGAATCTAAGGCACTCGAAGTGGCAATAGCTCAACTCCAAAGAAAATACGGTGCTGGATCAGTCGTTAAGCTTGGGTCAACAAGCGTTAAGCCCTGGGACTCAATTTCAACTGGAGCTGCAAATCTCGATGTTGCCCTTGGAATTGGAGGACTACCAAGAGGTAGAGTGGTGGAGATATTCGGACCAGAGTCATCTGGTAAATCTACTATCGCTCTAACAACAGTCGCCAAGGCTCAGCAAATGGGCCTCACGTGCGCGTACATCGACGCTGAGCATGCTTTGGACCCAGTGTACATGCAGGCCATTGGAATTGACCTAGACAACCTTTTATTGGCTCAGCCAGATCACGGAGAACAAGGTCTTGACATCGCAGACTCTTTAATTAGAACTGGTGACATTGGAATCATTGTTATCGACTCTGTTGCCGCACTTGTTCCAAAAGCTGAGTTAGATGGAGAAATGGATCAGGCACATATGGGACTTCAGGCACGCATGATGGCTAAGGCCCTAAGAAAGCTTACTGGACTTGCTGCTCAGCACGGCACCTTAATCATTTTTATCAATCAACTGCGCAATAAGATTGGAGTTATGTTTGGTAATCCAGAAACTACTCCAGGAGGAATGTCACTTAAGTTCTACGCCTCTGTACGTATTGATGTTCGTAAGCGTGAAGATATTAAAGATAAATCTGGTGATTCTGTGGGAGTTACAGTCAAAGCCAAGATTATCAAAAATAAGATGGCGCCACCAATGAAAATAGTAGAGTTTGATATCTTATATGCTCGCGGGATAGATGAGTATGGTTGCCTATTTAATCTTGGAATGGACAGAGGAATCTTTACCCAAAAGGGCGCATGGGTTTACTATAACGGAGAGAACTTTGCTCAAGGGCGAGACAACGCTATTGAGAAGCTAAAGTCTTTACCGGAAATTATTCAACAAATCAAGTGATCAATTATGGCTTTCGAACCAACAACATGTTCTGATTGTAGTTATCCCCCAAACTTTACTGTTCTAGAAATGAAAAATAAAAAAAATGGTACTTATTTTTCTGTAAAATGCCGAGATTGTGGTGACTCATGGAACGAAACCGCCGACTCAAATTTTTCGGAAATTTTTTTTGAAATACCACAGGAGAATCAAGATGAAGAATAACTTATACCAAATGTCTGTTTATGTTTCCTTATTAGAAATAGCCCAACAGCTTAGTGTAATTAAGTAAAAAAAAAGTACTATCAACTCATGGACTTCTTGAAGAAAATATTAAAGATCATCAGTGAGTCAGTATCTAAAGATGGTGTGTCTCATTACATTCATGAATCAAATGATGTAATAGAAGAACGCGTTATTACAGTCCACGCTAATGATGAAGGAATGATGATATTTTCTATATTTACTCCTGAACAATGGAGTATGGTCAGCGACATTGCTGAGCTATCTGAAAGAGACATAGAAGATGTCCTACGTGAAATAGCAGAAGAAGACGACATTGCGTCAATTGTCATAGATCCTAAAGAATTCTAGTTTCGCCGGATATAAAAACAAAAGAGGAGCGAATCCTACCTTGTGTAGGGAAACGCTCCTCTTTTGCTATTTCTAAAGATTAACGATAATCAGTAATCGTAGCCTGCTTCATAACCCATTTCTTCCCAAATCTCAACCTGGTGAGAAGAAGAATATCCTACGTCTAAATCTTCATGGTTAGACTGTACAGGTCCTCCGAAAGGATTCATCCACTGAAAGCAGTGTGGACATCTTACGTTGGAACCTAGTAGTTCTTCTGCTACGACAAACTCGTGTCCGCATGTGGGACATTCCATATGTGAGCTCATTTGTTTTCCTTTGCAAGTGTAAGCATTGTGTGCTTGGTGTGTGTATCTATAGCTGGATTAGCCATGTACGTATGATAGGCATGTCTTGCATCTAGTTGCAACTTCTTATAGGAACATTTGTGATTTTTTCCTGCGGCGTTTGTCACACTATATCGTAGCCTATATAAACATGTAAAGATTTATTAGAGGTAAAAATAGGGGAAAAATTTATAGATGTGTTTATATATCTTTATATAAGTTTAATAAGGGATAAATAGAAGAAAAATTTATAGGGAGGGGATTATGAGTACATGTCGTGTACTTGGCCTTTAACGTGCCCACCGGGGTATGGGGTCTTAACAGAAAGGAAATGTAATGATTACATGTATGAGTGATGTTATAGGAAAGTACGCAATGGACAGTGAGGGTAACGCGTTGCCCATGCGTAGATCATATACTGGGAAGTTTAGCGCCCATACGGGCACTGAAGTGTGGTTACGTGCAACCTTCTATGGTGCAGGTGAAACAGATGCAGTTCAGTTCGGGCACATCTGCTCAAATACAGAGTGGTTTAACCGCGAATTTCGTGGTCGTATGATCACGATTGAACAAGAAATGAAATATAGTTATACAATGGGCGTATGGTACTGGACTAATACGGTCCACCACGCACGCTAGTTAAAAGAAGGTTTGTTCCCGGGGATTTCGGTCCTCGGGAACTTCCTTTTTTTGAGGATAGGCCATTGTCCTTGCTGGTAGCCAGAATGCAGGCATAAAACCAGTCCGGGTGACGCCGGTACATCAGTCAACGTAATAATCACGTTCAGTACGTTAAGCTGAACAAAGGCATGTTTCTTGGAGGAATCATGTTCTCATTCATTAATAAGAAGGTTGTATTGGTTATTGCGGCGATTGTCGCAATGTTGTTGGTATTGGAGCCTACCAGCAACTTGACAGTAGAAGTACTGTCCACCCCAAGTAATCTGGCCTGGACGCTCTTGGGCTTCCTGGTTGGCATCATCAATTGGGGAATGCTGGTGATGGTGGCCATTGGCTTCACCGTCGCCTACTTGGCCAGGACCCGGACCATTGACTGGTCACAGGTAAAAGCTTACTTCCGCTCAGAAGAAGCTTAATACAATGAGGTGATGGTCCACCTCTTTAATAAAGAAGAAGGTTTGTTCCCGGGGATTTCGGTCCTCGGGAACTTCCTTTTTTTGAGGATAGGCCACTGTCCTTAAATCTGGTATCTGTTTAGTGTAAAACCAGACGATGTTTGTCACATTGTTAGCGTTGCAGACTATAGAACACCTGCAATTTAAAAGACTAGGAGACTACGCGAGCCTTAACAGCGTATTATGATTCCTAGGAGGAATTATGAACGAAATGCAAATCAGAATCCTGATGCTCAGGATCTTGGGAAATATCATCATGAGCAATGGCATCACCATGCTCGCATCAGAGGTGATCGTTGTTGACGGTCTCGTCTCAACCACGGTGCGCATGGGTGGTCGTGATTGCCACCACCAGCCCAACTCCACCAATCAGTGGTGGAATGCAATGTCAAATGTCTCGTACTGGGATTGGACAATTGTTAATGAAGCTGACCGAGTGGAAAATCACGGCAACAAATTCCACGTGGGATGTCAGCTGGACTACGACATTGAGCAGATTGATTCTGCCCTTTATGTAGTTGAATGGCAAGTGAATCGTTTGCCGAAGATCACGATTAGCAACAAGATCTCTGAAAATGAGATCAACTTGTTAGGTGACAGGTTGGAGGATCAATTTGGGCGAGTTGTACGCGCTCAAACTGTAAGTTAATAAATAAGCCAGGGCCTAGCTAAAAGAATTGGAGTTCTCTCTTACGCATCCAGCGTAGGAGGGAACTCCTTTTTTTGGGATAGACCATTGGGGTCAATCTCACCTAGCTGATGGAGGTCAGCAAATTATGAAAGTATCAGAAATAATCAACTCGTTGGTGTATCGTCAAACAGGCAGGGATGAATACATCCTTTTGCCTGAGGGTACTCATGTCATTGATACGAATGGCTTCTCAGAAGTCAAAATCGAGAAGCTCATCAAGGCCTTCATGGCTTTCGATGAGGCGTATGAGGGGAACTCAGTCTGGTCATTGCACCAGGAAGTAACAGTCAGCAAGAAGGGTACTTCAATTGTGGTGGATGTCTACCACGAAGAGAGCACTCTTCACTAAGTAAGTAGATAAGTAAGTAAGTAAGTAGAAGGGTTGTTCCCGGGGATTTCGGTCCTCGGGAACTCCCTTTTTTGGGGATAGACCATTGGGGTCAGTCCACAACTCACCAACGAAAGGAGGTGAAATAATGGCTCCCACCTGGGACTCGGTTGGTGTTTGTTCGCTTTGCGGACAGGACATAACTGTAGAAGAGGTGGTGGATTACCAGTACAAGCTCCCTACAGGGGAACTTGGAACAACGGTTCACCGCACCAGGGATGAATCCATGCCGCTCGTTCACGGGCAGTGCGTCGATTCTCTCTGAGACCCTCGTCCCACAAGCCGCTACTTGAAAGAGAGTAGCCGGGGTGAACACTCCTAACCTGGGAACAGAATGGAGGCAACTCGTCCCTACCCTGGGGATCTTCGGATCCCTGGGGTAGAGACCCTACCCTTTTTTTTGAGGATAGGGGAAAGGCCCCTAGCTCATTCTCTTGAAAGGGGAATATAATGGGTCAACCATATGAATGCATGGATGGGGTGTGTCAGGACGTAGTGTCCTGGTCACCTATGGGAATTGCAGCTGCAGTAGCCATTACGGTTATAGCTGTTTGCATCATTGCTTACGTTGTTGGAGAAATCCGACGCAAATAAGCAAGTAAGTAAGTAGTTGAGTTGTTCCCCGGGGATTGGCAGAGATGCTGGTCCTCGGGGAAACTTCTTTTTTGACCATAGACCCCCGAACAACCGAAGGGGTCAGAAAGGTTGTCGTGAAGAACGAATGCGTTTCCTGTGGGAAACAGTATAGCAATGCAAAGTACACACTGCCCGTCCTCCCTAATGGAGAAATGGGTTACTGCGCTAGTTGCAGAAAGGAGGTAATGCAATTGGAAGACATGTATGGTGAGCCTGCAGCTTACCACGACAACATGTGTCAAAATGCTGACTACAACGGCAGCATTAATATGTTGGAAAAGCGTTATAACCAATGGCGTCATGTAGAAAGAAAGTTGCGTCTTATCTGTGAAGTAATTACACAGATAAACCGACGCAAGTAAATTAGTTAAGTTAGTTAAGTTAGTTGAAGTTGTTTCCCCTGGGGCATTTGCCTTGGGGGAAACTTCTTTTTTTGGGATAGATCAACCGGATCAGTCCATAACAGAAAGGGGCTATCATGGCCTTGTTATTTCAAGAAGGAAAGGTGATTGGCTCCCAGCCTTCACCGAACATTGGGGATGTCTTGGACTTCCACAACTGCTTCGGAAAAGTCCTGGGATATGATGATCCTGTATCAACAAGCGAAATCTCGCAAGAGATTAGACTGTGGGTCCAGGACCTGAATAACTTTTCCCTGTTTGAGGCTGTGTTGGTAAACACTTACCTCGGTATGGGGGAGTGGAGAATGCGCGTTCGTCGCTGACTCCATAAGTAAGTAAGTAAGTAAGTAAGTAAAGGTTGTCCCTGGGGAGAAATCCCTGGGGACTTCCTTTTTGCCAATAGACCATCGGGGTCGAAGGCAAGGAGGAAACAGAAAATGGCAAAACGCAAGAGAAAGGAGCGGAAGGAGAATTGGAGTAAAATCCAACCTCTTCAACCGAAGTATAAAGAGGATGGATACGATTTTCATCCTCCCTTTACGGAAGTTGACTTCTTCGTTGGTGAAGTAGACCAGATCTGCAAAGATCATGGCTACTACATCAATGTAGTCACCTTTCTTGTCCCGACCCAGTTCTTTCTGCAGAGCAGGGAGAACCCGAACGAGAACTACTACGTTCGCACTCGTGGATACCGCTGGTCGGTAACACAAGTCAACGAAGAGAGTTTTAGTTCAGGCGAACTGCTGATCTTTAAAGAGGTTGAAACCGTTTCTGACGGCATGAAGATCGGTAAGGGTGTCAGGGGCACTCAACCCACAGCTCTCATCGCAGAGGGCCTATGGGAGCAGGGGCTTCGTACATTAACAGATATTTTGTTAGTCATAGAAGCCAATCGTCTCAAATAGACGATCAGTCACGTTAATCCACTATCCCAGGGGGGGGCTTCGGTCTCCCTCTGGGAAGGAGGTCTCTTTTTTGCCAATAGACCATCGGGGTCGAAGGCAAAGGAGAAAACAAAATGAAATGGCAAGATCAAGGCGCCTGTAAGGGTGTCACAGAACACGCAATATTCTTCCCAAACACAAACGAGAAAGGATGGCAGGCCAAACAAGCCAAGGCAATAACAATTTGCCGAGGCTGCCAAGTCAAGGAGGAGTGCCTCAACCATGCCCTCCAAAATGATGAACACTTCGGTGTTTGGGGCGGGACCACCGAAAGGGGACGCCGAAGGATCAGGAGTCTCAGGCTCCAGGTCCAAAGCTGACAAAAAGGGTATGCCCTCTTCTACGCAACCAGCGTAGGAGGGGGTTCCCCTTTTTGCCAATAGACCATCGGGGTCGAAGGCAAAGGAGAAAACAGAAAATGAAACAAAAGTTCAGAATTGATGAATGGTGCAAACTCATCATGAACCACGAGCCATATCAGCTCACTTTCGAATACGACCGCGATATAGACGCGTACTACGCGTTAATCAAAGATTTTTGGGGTCGGAATGTGTCTGACATTGCATTCATGGACGAAATTGACGGAGAGATGTGGCCTGTCTACCAAACCTCCGACATTCTTTCGAATTCCGCGTTAGACCTCGACTGGGACTGAGACGATACGGAAACATTTGAGTAGTACTCTCTGAAAAATGATGACGACGACAATCCATGGGAGTAGTCACCCCATGAAGAAGGATGTCCCCTTGAACCTCTCGTATGGGTTCAGGGGACTCCCCTTTTGCCGATAGGCCATCGGGGCCGAAGGCAAAGGAGAAAACAGAAAATGAAACATAAAAATCCATATAAAAGAGTCAAGCAGTTGCTTGAATCTTTTGAAATTGCAAATGGACCAATTGAAATCCGTGAAATTACAAATGGACCAATTGAAATCGGTCAAGTAAGGTCAATCAGTGTTCAGTTGGATGATGGAAGTCTGCAACGATATGTTGCTGTGGCTTCAATGCCAGAACAAGCTTTTGTTCAAATCATTCTCATTGGAGATGATGAGCAGGGGGCTGGCTACAACGACATCATTCTTGAACAAAATGAACGACCAATGCCGCTTTCGTCTGTCTTACAAACAGACTGGACATTTGGGGTTTTAATTGAAGATTTGGGGCCGGTTTATTCCACCTTAAGTCAGGAAACACTTAATCTTGTTTCCAAAATGAATAATTGGTCGGGACGGGATTTGTCTCGCGTTGGGTTTCATCCCAATGACCAAGACCCAAACCGGATTGAAATAATTGAAGAGAACTTCCAAGTTTCCCATTGGGCGCTGGGTCGTGTTTTAAGTCATTTAGAAAATCTGGAAAACTAATTTAATTTTTAACGTAAGTAAGTAAAAGGTTTGTTCCCGGGGATTTCGGTCCTCGGGAACTTCCTTTTTTTGAGGATAGGGGAAAGGCCCCTAGCTCATTCTCTTGAAAGGAGGTGAAAACATGGATGAATACATTGAATACTTGAAGGAGGTAGCGGACCAAGCAATCCGCCACATCTCCGACTGCACGTGTGATCCTTGGCACGTGTGCCGACCCAGAGAGCGTCTCATTGACGAACTCAATGGGATCACACATGGATATTCCCGCAACACAAGTGCGTTCCGGGAAGACTACAAGTTTTGGTGGAATTGCTGAGATATTCAGCCACTAAGTAGTCACATAAAGGTCGTCCCTAGGGAGAAATCCCTGGGGACTTCCTTTTTGCCGATAGGCCATCGGGGCCGAAGGCAAAGGAGAAATACAACAATGGAAAACAATAACGAAACTCGAGCCGTGTTCATCAACGCGGGAGAGAACCGTGTTATGCTCAACCCGCTCAAGGGGCAATGGGAACACAAGGGCAAGAAAGTAAACTTGTGGTTCGATGTCCCTAACGGCGCGCGCGAGTTCGTCGTTGACGCCCTACAGAAGACCATGATGGTCAACGACAAGGGTCAGCAGGTCATGGTGAACTCAAACGTGATCATCTGGGAAATGCCCACGAACCTCATGGTGTTGAATAAGAACGCCAAGAATGAGTGGTATTTCACTGTCACGATCAACGACGATGGCTTGGAAGAATGGTTAGATATGGTCACCGAAAACGTCCGTCCAAAGGGCGCAATCAGTGAGAAGAATGAACCAGTCATCAGCGACGCTCGAGCAAAGCTGCAAGAGAAGTTGGCTCAAATCAAGAAGATCGACGAAGACTTCGATTTCTGATCCACGGTAAAGCTAGCGAAAGGGTATGCCCTCTTCTACGCAACCAGCGTAGGAGGGGGTTCCCCTTTTTGCCAATAGACCATCGGGGTCGAAGGCAAAGGAGAAATACAACAATGGATAACAAGGAAAAATCCCGCAAGCAGGTGTATCGAGAGATTCGCCAGCGTCAGAAAGCTCAGATCAAGAAGGCCAGAAAGAAGGCCAGAATTCAGGAAAAGGCCTACAAAAAGGTCAATCCATTTTGGACATTCTTTATCCTTCTCACCTCAGCATGGGTGCAGACTGCAGGGTTCAAGGTTGACAAGAAGGGACGTCCCTTCTTCTCGGTCAAGTTCAAGACCGAAGGCCAGCCAAAGGCTCACCTTGTCAAGACCGCATGCGTTTGGCGGGATGACAAGGGCAGTTACCGCGTTCTCATGAACGTCTCTCGCAGTTACTGGTTTCGTGTCTACCATGAAAACGGTAGCTACGAGATGAAGGAAGCCACCAAGCACTACAGCATTAGCTTTCTTCTGAAGAACCAGAAGACAGTGCCTGTGTTAATCAATCAGAAGGTGATGATCGGTTTCTTGCCGATTGAACTGGATGACATGATGAACGCGATCATGGACCGTGCCTTGGGGTTGGACATTCCAGTTCCGCAGAACACGGACGACGAGCCGTTCTGACAGGAGGTTTTAGTCCTCTCTACCTACGCAGCCAGCGTAGTTAGGGAGGACTTTCCTCTTATGTATAGTTATTTAGTATTAATTAAAACTTCTTTTTTGCGCCTAGGCCATCGGCCTTACCTCAGATAGGGGGCGCAAAGGAGGGCATCATGCCCAATAACAAGGAGCCTGAACAGGGCACCGAGGCCGCCGGACCTACTCCGGCAACCCGCGAGAGGGATGTCCGACAGGGCTTCTTTCACGGGATCGTAAAGCGCACAGGTCGCTGGCTTCGGCTGGTGTCAGGTGCACCTCTCCTCTCAGGAGATGAGGTATTTGAAGAGTTTGAGGGAGGGCCTTATGCCCCCGCATTCCTCATGCACTTCTTTGCTGATCGATTCCGCGTTGAAGTCCGAAAGGTCAACGAGAAGGCGCTTAAGGGCGTCAAGCCGGTGATCAAGTCGGATGGACCCGTGGTACTTCCCACGCCAATCTCTAGCGAAGTGATTCGCTTCAGTACGGCGTCAGAGCAGTACGTTGTCCGAGTTAAGGGCAATGACGGCTGGCTTGCCTCTTTCAAGGAGATCGGTCTTTTGATCGGTAATTCGAAGAAGATGAGCAAGCGTCTCGTGGAGCTTGTGCGCTTGTCGTGCATGTGGCTCTATCGAGATGCCAAAAATGCTCTGAAAGTGGAAGTCATCGACCATAAGGCGTTGGGCATGCCCGACAGCTACGTGGACGGTGCTACCGCAATCTCCAAGGGATTGGCTATCAAGTGCGTGAAGTCGAATACTTCGTCTTCGCGTGCTTGGCGAGCTCGTCACATCTGGGCGATCCGCAGTGGTAAAACCGCTGTTGTTCAGATCCGGATGATGTGCGAACTGGGCTTGATTAAGGGTAATGCCGTAATCGTGTCCAAGTCAATGATGAACGGTTTCGACATTCGTACGTTTGAGCCAAACATTAAGACTGAGGTTCGCACCTCTGGGTGGCAGTGGTTGACGATTGAACCGACATATGGGGCTATCCCTGTAAAGTCGGACGATCAAACCCATGCCATCTATCGGCGTGTGGAAGGTCTTTATGACTCAACCACGTTACTCGATACTCTTCAGAAGAGCCTGGAGCAATTCTTCCAGGACCTAAAAGAGGGTAAGAGGTCTGAGTGGATGGAAAAGTTGGCAGATAATGCCGACGAACTCCTTCACGAAGATGAGGAGGACAAGTTCGGTCAAAACCGAGGAATGGTCCAGCTGATTCAGGAAACGGTTGCTAAGCTTAATAGGCTTGGTGTACCTCTACTGAGCTGTCAGACCCTCTTGTTCATGTCCGTGAGAGGACTCACACTGTCATTGCTTGGCGATAGACGGGATGAGTTTAATCACGAAGTGAAGGGTGAAGTATGGCGTGATAAGAATCGGCACTGGTTTCCCGTGCCGTGGGCGTATGCCGCTCACGTTTATACAAAGGAGGTACTGGAAATCTTTGGGTACAAGATGCCCAAAGGTAACCATGCCTTCTACCACGAGCAGACTCACAGCTTCGTGGTACCTGGTAAATTCTTTGAGGTTAACTTAAAGAATCATGGTGGTCCAGACTTAGATGATACGGTGAAGGTTCATATTCGCCGTGTCCGTCATAAGAATGGGCGAATCCAGACAATGGCAATCATAATGCGCAACCCGAACGATTTCGGGGAGTGGTCAATGATTTCCGTTGGCAAGGACATGGGACCTGTATTCCATGCCTACGACCAGGAACCGCCAATGGTAGATTTGGAACAGCTAACCAAGTTCGTTCCACAATTTACGAAGCTGGAGAAGAGACTGAATATTGGTACTTTACCGGCCATGAAGAATCCACCCAAATTGGGACCGGAGTTTTCGTTGTCCGATGAAGCCAGAATCAGACTCGCTGCAATGGGTTTTCCGCCAGGCGTTGGAGGGACTGTAATCCCGAAGATGATCTGGAACGCACTCCTTGATCAGCCGATCATGAATCTTGTAGACTTGAACGAGAACATCATTGACGTTCTCCAACAAGGTCAGGGCTCTACGGCTGACACAAATGCCATCAAGCAATGGGTGGCAGATGTGTTTCTCGATCTTGGTCAGCAATTGAGTTTCAAACTGGATCCATTCTGGTTCCATACTCGAATGCCAAAGCCAATTATTGAGGAACAGGGATGGCAAGCCGATGAGGCAGAAAATTCCTCGTGGATGACCCTTCACCTGGAGAGGGAGTCAATGGCTCGTAAATACATTAAGGAAATGACGGATTGGCTTAATTGTCAGATCGTTATGCCTGAAGTATTGTCGAACATTGACTTTACGAACCAGGAATACACCAATGGTAACATTAAGTTGGCCAAGGTGCGTTCCGATTATCGACGTATCATTAAGATGCAATCTAGTGAAGCGTGGGTAAATTGGTTCTCCGGAAAGTTGGCTGAGTCTGATGAAGACGATGAGCGTGGTGAAGAGTATACGGATCGTATGATCTTACTACTCGCTCAACGCGCAATTGTCCAGAAGAAGGCGAGCCATCGATCCAATTACGACCAGTGGCTGTATTCGTTCTCTACGAAGAGCGAACGGCACCCGGTAGATTGGTATATCCGGGCTCTCCGACGGGTACAGGATGGAACCTACGATTGGTTTCGTTCCAACAGTCAGCCCTAATTAGAGGGATCAAGTAGCCACTTAATGTGGTGAATGTCACAAGAGGAGCCTCTGCTACACATCCAGTGTAGTTAGAGGCTCTTCTTTTTTGCCTAGGCCATCGGGGCCAACGGTAAGGAGAAACAGAAATGAAAAAGACAACAAAGAAGGCGCAGGCCAAAAAGGTGTCCCGAGAGGAGCTAATCGATCAGATCGAAAAGCTGTTCGAAGGAGGCCAAAAAGCGTTGAACCTCACGCAAAAGCGAAACATCCTGAAGAAATTGCAGGAGTTCCGAAACAGCGAATTGGAATTCAACGCCGAACTGGCTCAGCAAATCATTGAGGCTCTTGCCAAGTACCAGGGAATGAAGAAGGTTGCTACTACACCTCAGCCCCTCAACCCACAGGGGAAAGCCCAGGTCAAGTGCCTTGGCTACTGGAACTCAAACGGCAAGCATGTGTGCGAAGAAATCCTTGAGGGAACCCGACAGGAAATCGGACGCAAGGCCAATCGGTGCGAAAGCTGCCGAAAGGAATACACGCCTCTCAAGGCAATCAGCAACAGCTGATCACAAAAGCAACACAAAAGGGTTTTGTCCCCTCCTACGTTCAGTACGTGGGTAGGGGACTTCCCTTTTTCGCCTAGGCCATCGGGGCCAACGGTAAGGAGGGCATTATGCCTAAGAAAAACAAATTCAGAAAGTACAACTTGGACAACCGAGATTGCGACTACTGTGGAGAATTTCACTGGGCGGGTGAAATGACTTACCTGGGAAACATTCCGGGAAGAGGACAGACATTCATCTGCTCAAAGTGTGAGCTTCGGAGGAACGCAATCCAGAAAGCCAAGAAAGTGAAGAAAGAGCGAGAAGACCTCAAGGCATCGCAGCCAAAGTTGTTCTGAAGCTAAGAGAGTAAGGTCATCATTCATATTGACAACATGGATGATGACCTTCTCTTTTTCTTATAGTATATTAGTCTTTTTTTATTTATAGCTGGCTAGGCGCATTCTAAACCCCTTCGGGGGGTGTGAATACACCTCTAGCGAAAAGAATGTAGTGAAAGTCACTCATTCTAAAAAGAAGGGATTAACTTCCTTCTAAAAAGAAGGGATTCTCTTCATTCTAAAAAGAAGGGACTAACTTCCTTCTAAAAAGAAGGGAGAGTTTCCCAACGAGATACCTGCTCGTACACAGGTTTGCCATCAAGGAGGAAACGAAATGGCACAAAATACCAAGTCCAACAAGACCATCAGCGTGTGGGTCAACGCGGGAGAAAGCAAGATCGTGTTGAACCGCAAGGATGGTGCAGAATGGAGTCGTCCACTCTTCTTCAATGCTCCTAACGGAGTCCGCGAGAAGATCGCCATCTGGCTCGGAAAGGTGTTGACCGACGAGAACGGCAAGCCCGTACTCAAGCTCAACAAGATCACGGGTCAGATGGAGAAGCAGGTCGACTTCACGAAGAAGGCCACGAACAACTGCGAGTGGGAGATGGACCTGAAGATGGTTAAGACAGAAGCCATCAAGTCGGGCGCAAACGCTGGCAAGTTGGCGGACTCGATCACCATCACGGATGAGAACTTGTCCGAATGGTTGAAGCAGTTGGTGTTCACCAAGCGCGGTAGCATCCGTGCAAACGTGGCAACCACGCTCAGCGAGTTCGAGCCGACCATCATCGGTGACGACGACGAGGACGGTGACGACTTCGAGGATTTCTGATCCTCAGAGTCAGCGGTCAAGGAACGAAGGTTGGGTACTACGAGAAATCGTGGTACCCAGCCTAAGTTTCTTATAAAAAGATTCTTTTTTATTTATAGAGCTCTCTTTAATCTTTGAGCACATACAAAAAAGAAGGGGGATTATCATCTCTCTTTATTTTTTACTTATAGATACCAGAAAGGAAATAAGTCATGGTGATGTTAATTAATGGTATGCTTTTGGGCATTTGTTTTACTTTTGCCGGCGCATATCTATATCAAACAGCTCGTTATCGCTTAACTCATGGTAAAAAGATCCTTGTTGCAAAGCAAGAGGTTGGATATGTCATTAGTTGTAGATATAATGGTTCAAAGCATTGGTTTTTTATTGATGAGTATGGTCAAAAGTCACAAGATCATTTCGATAAAAAGCAACATGCAGTAAGAACATGCAAAAAAGACTTCTTATCACGGCGACACAAGCAAACCACTATTGCACGTATCGCCTAAAAAGAAGGGTGTGTGAACTCCACTAGGGGAGTATAAACCGTTTTAAGCCTAGTGCGTTCCCCAGATAACACTGGGGAGATAACTGAGTTTCCGCGTACATACCAGTGTACGTCCGGCCCGATTATAAATCGGAATAAGGATATAAGATCTGGATAATCTTATATGGAATATTATATTATGATTGCAGATCCCGTCATAATATAAGAACTCCGATGCAGGAGGAACCTGCTGCGGTAACCATATTGGTACCGTAATACAGGGAAACAGGTGTAGTCAGTTCTAGTTCAGGACTACATCGGCATAGATATAACTAGAGGGCTCTTGTATACGGATGTCCAAAGAACATATTGTTCGGCCTGATCAGCCAGTATATACTGAAAATAATCTCAAGCAGTTATACTTGAGTACCGGGAGCACCCAGTCCCCGAAGGATGTCGGAGATAGTAAACACTATCAACTGGGCTATTCTAAAGTTCTCCCCCCCGGGTTGAGCACCTTGCGTTTTTACCCTCCTTTTCGCAAGAGTGCTCCCCGGGAGAGATCATAGTCTTCTAAAAAATTCTTTTTTCTTTATAATTGTCCCTTCTAAAAAGAAGGGGTGTAATACCAACAGAAAGGAACCCTTATGCAGTTAATTAAAAATTTAATAAAGATCTACGCAGCGATTCTTGTATGCTGTGCTATCGCCGGCGCAATTACCGGTGGTGCAAAAGCAGTTAAAGAGTTGCGCGCAGAAAACAACAAACCATTGTTCAATCATTCTCCAGAATTTCTGAAAATATTGAACCACTATGAAAAGAAAGAAAAGGTAGCATCATGAGTATTTCAAGCAAAATGGGTAAAATTGCAGGTAAGGTCGTGACCGGATCCAAGGCAGCACCCAAAGCAACAAAACGGAAACTCAGTACGTTGAAGAACGAACTGGCTGAAGGTTATCGTTCTGCAGCTACAAACGACTCAGAGTAATCCAATCAAGTCATTAGTGAAGTGGTTATCGCAAGGTAGCCACTTCACTAACCCTGATAGCAAATGTCTATTTTTATTCTAAAAAATTTTTTAAGAAAAGATCTAGACCTTTGTCTACTTCCAAAAAGAAGGGTGATATCAATCATCCTTATTACACAACAGTAAACTACACACAGAAAGTACACTTATCATTATGAATACAAATATTAACTTTGCTGAACTAGGAATTGGAGATTTCTCCGATCTTGGTGAAATCATTTCTAATCCTGAAATCTTTGAAGGTGGATCTCTTTCCACTACTCCAATTAAGATTGGAAAGACCACCAAGTATCCCGTCAGCATTAACGGACGACCATTTCCAGGTCTCCTTACCGTAAGCAATGCAAAGTTGACTCGTTTGTCTCTTATTGAGCAAACACGTGCAGATGGTCACACCTACATGATTGTAACTGGCATTATGAAAGACGTCAATTTCAATCTTGATCTTGTGGTCAATGGACAAAACATCAACATAGTAGACTTCATGTTTGAACTTGCTAAGCAGGCAGCTGGATACAAGGATGCTGATCGTACAAGTTTTATCAAAACTTTGACAGAAGACCTTAAGATGCCTTTGTTGGATGACATGCAAATCTTCTTCCAACAGATGGGCGCCTCAGCAGCTGCATACGAAGAATTTATTCTTAAGCTAAACGAACGTGGTCTTGTTATGGCAGATGACACTAAGCGTGTCAATCCTGAACAAAGAAACCGTATTCAGCGTGCATATGTGCTCCGAGACATTCCTGTAACTGAATTTGAGATTGGTACTACCGATCCCAATCAGTCTGATATGTTCCGTAGTACAAATGGACAAGCTGAAGCAGGCTTCATTGATCTAGCAGATGCCATTTGGCGTAACTTTACTCGTATCATGAAGCTGCGTAAACTTCGTAGTATCAAGCTTTCTGAGATTGAAAATTTGTCTGCACAAAATCCGGCAAATCTACAGGAAATGGCCAAGCAGTTAAAGACCGAAGCAACTCATATTCAGAAGCAGGCAAATTCTTTTGCAGGCAATCTGGGTGGTGCACGTCTTCGTTGGACTCGTAGTGAATCCACTGGCGAATGGACTGTAGATCAAAAGGCTGTGTATGATCCCACCTATGTTCCTTGCGGTAAGTTGACCGTTCTTGGAACTGATGGTGAAGAGATCAAGGCAAACTTCTGGACTAATCGCTCAGAATCATCAAACGAAAACAAGCCAGTATTCTCTAACTTGGCTCAATCGTTGACTGACGAAGATTTCAAGCTCTGACCCCCAGTTAGATGAGTTTGTCCGTTCTCACCAAAAACGGACACCCCTTGGGGCTAATGGTTACAAGTATCTGGTTTAACGCATAATGCAATGGTCTAATCTTTAGATTACATTGTATATTATGGACATCATGTCTTCGTGCAACGCCATTTCAGGAAGGTTCGATTCCTTCAAGCTCCGCCGAGTACTGCAGGTAACACAATAAATCAGGGACACCTATGAACGTGGAACCGTGGATTGATGTTACACACTGTCATGTGTAATGTCTACTGTGACAGCAGTAGCCTGCGGGAAAGCTTATTGCTTTTATTTTTAGTACATACAAAACAGAAAGGAAACTACAACAATGGAATTTCACCTTTGTGAAAATGAAAACTGTCGTCATCAATGCGAACAAGAAAGCTGCGATAGCATGATCCTATATCATGATGAACCGTATTGCTTCACACACTCGCCAGATGAAGGCTCATCTTTCAGGAACTACGACTCTCGTACAGGAGGTTGGAAGTAATGACAACTGAAATCAGAATGGCCACTATCAATACTCCCAGGTGTTGGCAGTGTGGTAAAACAGGCGAACTACAGATCTCTTCGGACATCTACTTCGCCGGCATCAAAAAGTTAGATGAAGGTGCTCTTATTCAAAACGCCTTTCCTTCACTCAATAGTGAACAGCGCGAACAAATCATGACTGGCATTCATCCCGAATGCTGGAAGAAAATGTTCCCGCCAGAACAAATTGAACTGAATGAAAATGGCGTACCAGTTAACTGGGATAATCACCCTAATAACATCTAATAAAATACCTAGTAGTCATATAACCTATGGCTACTAGGTATTCTTTATTTAAGATAGTCTTCTGGGGGGGACCCGCGAAGCGGGGGGGTCCCAGAACTGATTAGGTCTGCGATTCTCGCAGCAGTATGATATACTAACGTATAGTTAGTATGATTCTATTAAGACTTTTTATTTAAAATAGTCTTTTAGCTGCGAGGCGCAAATACAATGTATGTGATCGTCCAGAGAGACTCAGACAATGTTCATGTCTATGGCCCATATCACTCACAATATGGAGCCAATTATGACATTCGTCATCTCGAGGAAATCAGTCCAGACTACTGTTACAAAGTACACAGACTCAATCTCCCAAAAAACTCTCCAAAATTCCGCAACTAACAAATACTTATGATATAATATATCCATAGGAAGGAACACCTATCAACACTGACATACAAAGGAGTATGAACAAGATGCCTAAGCAGCATCAATCCAAAGCAGTAAAGAAAGTATTCTCTGAACTAGAGAGACTAGGATTTACCGTAATACATAAGAAGTCCGGGTCCTACAGTATCTACCCTCCCTCCACGATACAAGGACCTATGTATACAACTCATGG